TCAAATTCAACTGTTTGATATTCTCCAGGCTTATATATTTTTGAAACTGATTTTGTAGATTCATTTACTCCAGAAGCATATCCAAGTTTTTTATTTTTCCATTGACCTGGTTTAGCAAATGCTGCAGGTGTATTAAATCCAGCAACTCCCCCGGTTGCTGAAATTTCATCTAACTCATCTTCATCACCTAGTTCATTATCTGGTGATATCATATCACTATCTTGTTCTAATTCAAAAAATTTATCTTCTATTTCTTTAAGAAATGACTTAATGAATGAATTCCTTTTAATTCGCTAACTAAGTCAAAATAACGTAGCAATGATAAAATATGAGATTCTTTAATTGTTTTCATTGTTTCTACATTGCATAACATTTCAGAAAGTTTTGATACTTTAATTTTAGTAGCAGGATCTGTTATATGTTTTGCCTGTGTAGCTAAATCTTTTTTAATAGTCGGAATAATTGTTTGAATATATTCTTTTAATGCTGCTGTATCATTTACATTTGTAATATATTTGTTTAACAAATGTTTTTGTGATTCGGATAATACGGAATATTTTTGATTAAACTTATCTACTAATAACTGATACGACAATAAACGCATATCTTTAGATTGTGATTCAAACGTTTCTAGTAATTCATCTTTTTTACTTTTACTAGTTTTTTGTTCAGTAATTAATCCGTGTGATATAATTGCTTCTTTACACTCCATTATTTGTTTTGGATTATCCGTTTCATGATATTCAAAAAGCATATTAATAGATGCTAAAACTTTGTAATTAGATATATGCATTTTAGCTAAGTCAGAAAACACAAACTTTTCAGAAATTTCTTTAACTAAATTATATCTTTGACGTCGTAATGTAGTTTGATTTAAGTTCGAATGAGTTGCTTTGACTGTACGAATATAATCTAATGCCTGAGCTTCGCTCTTAAAATGTTCTTTAACTAAAGTATTATACAGATGTAATTCTTTTGCTAATTCGGTATTTCTTCCAAAGTATTTTTTAATTATATCAATTGTAACTGATTTATTTGAAGATAATGTTTCTGACGTTAATTTTCTAACCAACATTTCAAATAGAATACCTGTGTTCTTGTATTTTGAATGTTTTAGTTTTTTCATGGGTTATACGTTGCCTTAATCTTTTTAATAAATATGTTTATAATCACAAAATGTTATTTTCATCTAGTATCGTACCTGCATCTTTATCTGATACGGAATTATCGGTTGATTTTAGTGATTCAGTAATTATTGATACTCCTTTATTTTTTTTAGATTTTAATTTTTTAACGAAGCTTTCAACTGCAATTGTCGTACCGGCTGCGTTTCTAAAATTAGGATCTGGCTGAAATGCATTTTTTTGATTTTCCGGATCGAATGCTTGTTTTAATTCTTTTCTACCGGATGGATCCCATCCAAATGCATTTTTATGTTGTCCGGATTTAATTCCTTCCGGTGGACGTCCGCCAGTATCTGTGTCTTCAACTTCTTTGCTTGACATATGCACGGTTGCTAAATCATGCGGTGTACCAAATGAAATTCCTGTAATTGCTGGATCATTACCTTCTTGTTCAATTTGATTCTGACGGAAACGAAGTTTAAGATCTTCGATAACATTAGTACGTTCTTGCAACCATTGTTCTTCTGACATATTAAAAATAAATTCATATATGTATTGATCAGAAACTAATTTAGAATCTTTCATTGCATTAGCTAATGTTATTTTTTCATTCATTAGCGCAACTTTTTGTTGATCATAGATAATCGATGGAGCTGTTAATTGCAATTCAAAGCCAACTAAATCTTCTCCTTCAAATCCTTGTGCATATAAATGTACAATAGCAATCTTAGTTAATTCAGAAACTACAATTTTTTGTATACGTTCAATTGTTCTAGCAAATCGAATATCCATTGATGCTAATGTAGTTTTACCTTCAACTGCTTCAGCATATCCTAGAAATGGCTTTGGAATTTTAAGTGCAGCCATCATTTTATCTTTGATATATTCAATATCATCCATACCGGTAAAAGTCATACCTGGCAATGTATCAATTTGAGTAGATGATTGTCCTCCCCGAACTGGTAAATAATAATCTTCCAACATGTTATTTAAGTTGAATCGTAAATTGTAATTACCAGTTTGTGGATCAACGTGTGGAATTTTTTTCATCTTGTTGATAATTTGTTCCATGAATGAGTCAACTTCATTTGGCGGAATATTACCGATATCAATTTTAAAAATACGTTTTTCTGGAGCACGCATAATACGATGAATCAACATTGCATCTTCCATCATCATTAATTTTTGAAATTCTTTACGAGCTCCTTCTAACATAGATCTACCGTATGGTAAAAAGTTAGAATCAGACAGCATACGAAAATGTGCTATTTCAAATGTATCATATGTCATTTGTTCTGAGGCGATATTTTTAAATTTAATTTCATATTCGCCAGTTGCTTCATTGTATTCTTCCCAACGTTCCATTTCGTAACTAGAAAATGGACGAGCATTAATAATTCCGTATTCTTCAGCAATATCTAATTTAAGGAAAAAGTCTCCGTATTTAGCTAAATTACGAATCCATGCCCATAGATTAAATTCTATATTTAATACATCGTAAAATAAATTATAAAGAATTTTTTGTACGTTTGTTTTATTTGATTTGATTGTTAATATTTCTCCGAACTGATCTGCTAATGTAGATTCATCAGAATAAATATCTAATGCCGAATGTATAATCGGATCTTTATCCATCATTTCGTAATCTGCATAAAGTTGCATACGATTTTGATGCATATAATAGTTGGAATCATATCCACCCATTCCGCCTACACGATGTCTATTAGCACCATGTAATCGAGTATATCTGTCAGCTATTTTACTTTGACCTAAATTACCGGCACTTTGTAATCGATTTGTATCGACTATTTTTAGTTGATCTTTTCCGTATGCCCGAACAATTACATTGGTAGTAAATAGATTCTGTAAACGTTTTCTTAATGACGCCATATTTTCTTTTTATAATAAATATAACTATACGCAGATCTACATTGTTTTTTAACGTATCAACCAAGTTAAATCTTGATCGCCGTCACCTGGATTCCAGTTCCATCCAGTATCTCGTAACGTTGTTCTGCCGGTATAAATGGTAGGATTTGTTTTTTGAAATGATGATAATGCACGTTTATTTAAATCTATACCATGTTGGCGTAATTTTAATGCAGTATCACGTAACCACAATGTAATTGCAAATGACATAACTAAATCATCGTTATAGCCTTGTTGTGCTTGTGCTTTACCATTTAACCATACAAACACTAATAGTTCTTGTATTAGTCTCTTACTACGAATTAATGGAGTTTTTTCTCGCATATACATTTCTAATGCAGATATCATTAATGGCCTTGTACGAGATGTAGTTGATACACCTGGAACCATTTGGGTTTTATCTTTCATATCATAACCTTTCTTAAGTTGAACATCTGCATCTACATATCCATCATCTTTATATGTATAATGTAAATTTTGATATCCTCGATCTAAGGCCGGTTGAATTGCAGCCCAACCAATATTTGCATTTTCAATTGCTAGCAATGCATTGTTCCATTCAGTTGCAACTGTAACTAACATGTTACCAAAATCATTTGGTGCAATTTTACCTTTATATTCTGCAACTTGTCGTACTGATTCTACATCAAATATTTGAAATGTTGAAAAATCAGCGCCATCACCTCGAGCGACGTCTGCTACTACTGTATAGTCTCGTGCATAATCCGGATATTCCCAAACCCAATAATTTCCGTCAAATCCTCGCCGTTCAATTGGTTCTTCGGTGGCAGAATCATATTCTAATAATAACGGGCCATCAACAACAGTATGTCCAGAACTTACGAAGTCACAATCACATTCTTGTGCTGCACCGCGTTCACCTAATAATTGTGTTTGTTCATCACGCCATACTTGATCTCGTTCTGGGTGTACGGTCCAATGCAATTTAATTGTATGAAATCCGTTTATGTCTGCTTCTGCATCTGCCCAGGTTTGATGAAACCAATTACCAACACCATTAGGAGTAGATAATACTATAGCACCGCCACCCGTTGATAATGTTGCTTGAGATGCAATCCATATTTCTTCAATGTTCCGTATGAATGCAGCCTCATCAACAATTAACAAAGACAATGCTTCAGAACGTGCACCGGTGGTTGCCGATGATACTGCTTTGATCTGCGAACCATTTTTAAATTTCAATGAAAGTTTATTATCCGCTTCAACATTTCCTTTTAACCAACTTGGCAAATTTTCATGCATGACGCGTACTTTTGTTACTAGGTTTTTTGCTACTTCCTGTGTAGTTGCAATAACTAATACATTGAAATCTTCTGCAAATAACATGCTCCATAAAGCAAATCCGGCAGATAATGTTGATATACCTAACTGTCGAGACTTAAGAATAACATTGTATCGATTATCTCGTAATTCAGTTAATGACTCTTCCTGAAATGGGAATAAATTAAATTTAATCTTACCCCGCTTCGGATGTTGTATATAACAATAATTGCGCATGAAAAATACAGGATCTTTAGCACACATCATGTACTGTTGCTGTATTATTTGCTTTATATTAGGTTGAGACATATATTATTTTACAACTTGAAAAATTAATATCGAGGTAAGTATACCGGCACCGAACCAAATTGTTTTATTGTCATACCATTTTGGTTGTAATCGTTTTTCTCGTTCAACATATAAATTTACATTCTTTTGTAGTAAATCTATTTGCTGTGTTTTATATTTTAATTGTACAGAATCTAATTCAATTAGTTTGTTTTGTTTGTTAATTAATATTTCTTGTTGTGATATGATGTCATCATTAAGATCTGTAACTTTATATAATGAATCTAATGTAAATGAAATATCTTTAACTTCTTGTTCTGTAAAACATGTATCTGGAACTTGTTGTGAAAAACATGTTATAGGAAATAATAATATGAGTAATAAACGTTTCATAGTTATTTTTTATTAGGTTTACGACCACGTCGCGTTTTGTTTAAAATATTTTCTTTCGCTTCCTTTACAGTTGTTGGTTCTTCAATAGTAACTGTTTCTTTTTGTTGTTTTAAATCTGAAATTACCTGTTCTTGGTGTTTAATTTCATCTTTAACTTCTTGTCGTTGTTCTTCTACAACTTCAACTTTTCCTTGTAAATTGTCAACTTTTTGTTTATTATCATCAATTTGTTTATCTAACTTGTCAAGTTTTTTTGTTTTAGTTACTGATATAATTGACATAATTATACCTCCTAATGCAATAATTGCTCCTATTATGATAGCCCAATATTTTTTAATCGTTTTCATTTTTTTCTCCATTTAAGTTTGCTAAAAATTTTTCTTTAAATTTTTCAAATTGTTGTTGTATTGTTTCTTCAAATTCTTCCGGAGTCATTTTTGCGGTCCATGTTTCCTTAGCTCCGTCAGAATTTGTTACAAAATTAGAAGCAGTTGTATATGCTTCTTTCAACATTTCTACATCTCGTTCTGCAGCTCGTAGCCATGCTAATGCATTCTCTCGAATTTTATTTTGTTCATATTCTTCATACTTGCCATCTTTTTTTAATTCATGTTCCATTTCAATAACACAATCAAAACACATACCGTGTAGTTTTTGCATTTTTCGATCTAATGGATGTTTACCTAAACATGTACATGTTTCTTTACGGCAATTAGTAAATGAACGTATTTCATCTCGAACTTCTTGCAATACGTCGCTAGATTTTGTTTTTTTGATTCGGAATCCATCACGTTGTTCAATTACGTGTGTAATACCAGTTGTAGAATCAGTTTCTTCCCAAATTTCGCCTACTAATCGTTTTCGATTTTTTTCAGCAGTTTCCGTTGCATCAGAAAACCCAATAGTCTTTTTTGTTTGAAACTTGTGATTGCCTTCCAACATTTGTTGAATAGCTTTGACATTTTGTAACTTTTTTGACATATAACTTTATTTTTATTTTTCCTTATCAGAACCAATCCGTTCTAATTTATTAATTGCATATGTTCGC